AACTGAGGCCATGCTGAATGAGCTTAAGTTATCGACAAAGACCCCAGAACTTGATTTAAGTTTGGGGTTTTTTGTTGAAGCATTTTCAAGACTTACGCACAGTCGCTCAATTTCTCAAGGAGACTCAACTGGTATCAACTGGTTGGCAATCAACGAGTGGGGGAAAAGGCATGAAATAGAAGGAGAATATTTTGATTTTTTTCAAGATGTTATGTATACTATGGATAATGCTTATCTGCAATTTAGAGCGGAATCTATTGAAAAACAATTAAAATCTGGTAACGGCAAATGAGTAGCTTAAAAGTTTTTGCAAATAGAATTAATAAGTTGGCCAATAAAGTAGAGAAGAACACAGAATCTTTAATGAAAGATATTGGGTACTCTATTTTGTCTAGGGTTGTTTATGATACTCCAGTCGACACTGGTCGTGCTAGAGCCAATTGGTTGGTTAATTTTGGCTCTTCAAACAACTACTCTACCACTCAAAAAGATGTTGCAGGTCATTCAACAGTTGGTAAAGGTAGTGATATAATTGGCTCTTACAAATATGGCAATGTTGTATACATAACAAACAATGTCGATTATATTGTAAAACTAAACAACGGCTGGTCTAAACGATGGCAGCCAGAAGCAGGATATGTTGAAAGAAGCATACACGCTGGATTGTATACGGTTGATATGTCTATACTTAAAAAATAGGTGATTTATGACTACTGAAAAAATAGACATTATTATTAGTGAAGATGGCTCTAAAAAAGTCAAAGAAGGACTGATAGGTATTTCTACTAGCGCTGAAGGCGCACAAAAGAGCGTAGAAGGATTGAATAAATCACTAGGCGGTCTTAGTGTTAGTGAGATTAACAAAGCAAAAGCTAGCTTTGCAGGTCTTACTGCAAGCATGGAAAAGATAAAGAACGAATCTTTGTCTGTTGTGAAGAGTTTTTCTAATCTAACCTCTTCTTTTGACTCCATTGGCAAAAATTCAAGAGTTTTTGATGGCCTTGGTAAATCAATTGGAACTCAAACTTCTACTCTTGGCGTTTTCAATAACCAGTTAATAAATACTATAAGTAGTATCAATAACTTAAACAGCGCTCTAACCTCTACAAAAACAATAAATGCTTCTGTAAAAGATGGTTTTATTGATGTTTCTCGTAGCGCTGAAAATGCCAAAAAGAATGTCGATGCGATAAACAAGTCTTTCAGTGGAATAGGTGTTAGTGAGCTTAACAAAGCCAAAACTATATTCTCAAACCTTGGCGGAAGCATGCAGAAGATAAGGGGAGAATCTTCATCTGTCTCTAAGAGTTTTTCCTCTCTCACATCATCTTTTGACGGCATTAAACAAAGCTCAAAAGTTTTTGATAGTATAGGTAAATCAATTGGTACTCAGATTTCAATATTGGGTATGTTTAATAATCAACTATTAAATACGGTTGAGAATGCAAAAAGTCTAAATAAAACTTTATTAGGTACTAAAGCCATAACTTTGTCTGCAATTACAAAGCAAGCAGATTTATTGAAAAAATCACTTGCTAGCGCAGGCAATGAAGCCAGCCAATTTAAGAAAAAACTTGAAGCGGCTGGTGCTAATTTAAAAATAAAAATTGATACGAAACAAATAGATAAACTTAATTTTGCAAATATTTATAGCGGAAGCCAACGTGCTGAAAAAGCTATTTCTGACATTTCAGTTAAAATAATTGCGCTTAATGGTAACGTAAGGACTTTAGACGGTATTTTACGCTTGCTAGACGCAAATTTTCTAACAGTTGGCAAAAGCGCTTTGACTTTCAAGTTGTCTATGCAGGAAGTCCATAAAAGCATATCTAGCCTTAATACCAGCTTAAGTAAGGCACCAGGTAACGTCAATGCTTTTGTTAAGTCATTGCAGTCAGCTAATGCCATGACAAGTAAGTTTAGGACAACAGTTGGTAGTGTTGCCCCAAAGGTTGCTAATCTAAGCAATAAAATGCAGGGATTAGGCGCAAACACAGCTAAAGTAGGAGGCTCTTTTGGTTCTGCAATGCCAGCAATAGGTGCTTATTCAAGTGCGCTAGGCTCTTTAGGCTCAAAAGCCTCAGGAACAAAAGTTAGGATGGGTGAATTGAGTGCTGTATTTGCATCTTTTACAGCCTTTCTAGGGGTTCAACAACTTATACAATATGCTGACGCATGGACTCGTATTACTAGTAAAATTAGGATAGCTATAGATGACACAAAAGAAGCTGCTGCAGTACAAGAGCAGTTGTTTCAAGGCGCTCAAAAAACACGCCAAGGTCTTGAGGGGTATGTTGACTTGTACTCAAGGACAGCTAGGGCTGCTAACGAACTAGGCGCTAGTCAACAAGAGGTAGTTAAGTTTACTGAATTGGTTTCTAAGTCTCTGGCCATTAGCGGAACTGACGCAGTAAAAGCAAGTGGTGGTATTGTTCAGTTAGGCCAAGCTTTAGGCAATGGTGTTGTTCGAGCAGAGGAATATAACTCTATTATCGATGCAATGCCTGAACTATTGAAAGTTGCAACAAAATACATAGAAGGTACTGGTGGTAGCTTAACTGGCTTACGCAAGAAAATGTTGGACGGAAAGCTTACCTCTACTGAATTTTTTAACGCGGTTTTAAAGGGTTCAGAGGAACTTGACTCTAAGTTTTCAAAATCATTAGTAACAATAAATCAAGGGTTTACTGCTTTATCTAACGCCATGACAAAATGGATAGGTGAGACAGACCAATCTTTAGGTTTGAGTTCTAAATTCGCCAGTCTATTGATATTAATGGCCAATAATATGGACATTGTTGCCATATCTGCGTTGGCTATGGGTGGTGCAATTGCAATCGCTTTGATACCAACTGGCGTTTATGCCTTCAATAAGGCGCTGGCTTCATTGGTTATTGGTTTTAAAATGGTTAGCGTTCAAGCTTTGGCATTTAGAACCGTCATGATGACTGCTGTTGCAGCCCCCATTGCAACTTTAGGCGCTGTCATGAGCGCTACTTTGGGTGCAATCGCAACTGGATTGAGAACTATATTTGCTTTGATGCTAGCAAACCCAATCACTGCATTAATTACTGCATTTACTGCACTCATAGGTTATTTGTATGTATTTAGAGACGAAATCAAGCTAGGTACTGACGAATTAACGACGATGGGAGATTTGTTTGCTGTTGTTTTTGAAGACATAGGTTCTTTGATTGATGATGTTATTGAAGGTTTTTCTTTTTTAGGCTTAAGTATTAGTAACACGATGGGTGAAATTACAGAATGGATTTCATCTGCTACTGGAGACTGGTGGGATTATTTCGCTGGCTTCTTTGATGATGTGCCAGATGGATGGGCTGGCGTAATTATTGTTACGGCACGCTCATTAGATACCATAACAGGACTTCAGGCTGGCGCTGTTTACGCTTGGCTCGGTCAGTTCACTGGTTTTTATAATAACGTCAGGTCTATTTTTGCTCAAATATATAATTTCATAGGTCAAAGTTTAACAAACTGGAACAATCAACTCAATTCATACCTTAATACAGCCCGTTCTGTAATAGGTATTGGCGACCAAATAGCAAAGCAGACTTTTACACCAGCTCAAGTTCCAGAGTTTAAGGGAATGGGTCAAATTATCGGTGACGGAATCAAAAAAGGATTGGCTTTAACTAAAGGAATGACAGAAGATTACGCAACAAGAGCCATATCAAAAGCCCAGGGTCGGTCAAAAAAACGTCATATTGATGGCTTTAGTAAGCAAAGCGACTACACCGACCAACCAAAAGCAAAATCAGTTGGTGCTGGCGGTAAAGCAAAAAAAGGCGGTACTGGAAAAGGCGGTGGAGGCAAAGAAAAAGCTGATAGATTTGGTAGCGAACTAGATAGTCTGATTAAGCAATTGTCACCAATGACTTCAGCAGTAAAGGATTTTGAAAAATCACAAAACACTTTAAATGAAGCGCTTAGTAGAGGCATGATAAGCGCAGGTGATTATAGTAAGTACGTAGAGTTACTTAAAAATCATTATGAAGATTTAAAGAACCCTTTGGCCGCAATGCTTAGAGGATTTAAAGAAGAGCGTGACTTGCTTGCTTTATCATCCCAAGAGCGTGAAATTTACAGTGAACTACTCTCTAAAGAGAAAGAATTAAAAGCTCAAGGCTACATCATTGATGAAAAAATGAGAGCTGGTCTGCGAGAGGAAATTGCTTTAAATAAATCATTAGTAGAAATAACAAACATCAAGGATGGCTTACTTGGCGATAGCATGTTTCAAAAGAACGCAGAATTTGCTAATCAGTTAAAAGCAAGGCAGGAATTGTTAAACAACCCATCAAGCAACTACACCAGCACAGATAGTAAAACTGCTGCCATGGGTGATTTATCTTCTATGGGTCTTGATACCTCTTTGATGCAGTCTCAGTTGGATACTGAACTTGCTATCATTACAAATCATTATGCCAAATTAGAGCAACTAAAAAGCGCAGCATTTATTAGCGACAAAGATTATCATGACGCTAAAGTTCAACTTGCAGAAAGAGAGGCTGAAGTTAAAACCAGAACAGCGTCAAACTTCTTTGGAGAGATGGCTAACTTGCAAAACTCAAACATAAAAGAGTTGGCTAGAATTGGTAAAGCGGCAGCAATAACTCAGGCAGTCATTAATACTTACGTTGGTGTGACAAAAGCCATAGCTCAGGGTGGTATTTATGGAGCAGTAATGGGCGCTGCTGTGTTGGCTTCTGGTATGGCGCAGGTCTCTCAAATACGCTCTCAAAATACAACAGGATTCGTTACTGGTGGTTCTTTTGTCGTGCCTAGAACGAATGGCGGTGGTGCGGATAGTGAGACTGTATCTTTTAAAGCCACTGCTGGTGAGCGAGTGACTGTTGGTACACCTTCTCAAGTTAGAAAAGGAGATAAGGCTGTTCAGAACGGCATGGGTTATTCTGGTGATGGCTCTGGTGCGTCAGGTGGCGTTAAAATAATAAACGTTGTTGTCATGGACAAATCAGAGGTTGCAAACTATATCAAATCATACGAAGGCGAGAACGCTATTGTTAACGTAATTTCTAAAAATGCAAATTCGATAAATGGGGTACTTGCAAATGCCTAAGATAAATACTTCCTTATATGGCGAATTGCACATATTACCATACCCAGCCATTGTTCCAGTTGATGAGGTTTTGGAGTGGAAAACAAATGTATTTGAGTCTGTTGACGGAACAGAGGAGAGGATTCAGTTGCGTTCCATGCCAAGACAGTCTTTTTCTTGTTCAATATCAGTTACCTCAAAAAACATACAAGAGTCATTTAATTCGATAGATAAGTTTTTGAGGGAAAAGTGGGCAATACCTATTTGGACTGAAGTGCAGTATGTTGGAGAAATCAACGAAACCAGCAAAGAAATAAACTGCGTAACATCTTATTATGATTTAAGAAATAACTCTTTGGCTATGCTGTATGATGCCAGATGCGGTAATTGGCAAGTGATTGAGATTGATACAGTTAAGCCAAATTCTATTGTGTGCAAGGGCAATTTTAGTTACATGAAGAGAGCTTGTTTGATGCCAATACGAGTCGGATACATTGTAGGGGATGTAACCAAGGAGACGAACTATTCATACGAAACATACAAAGTAAGTTATTTTGTTGATGATAATTTATATTTAGATGGCCATGTACCTAATCAATATTTAGGGTATGATGCTTATGTTAAAGAACCTGTTTTTGGGTCAAGTATGACCACGAAAACATTCAACATGAATGATTATATAAATGACAATGCAACTGGTGTTGTGAGTAGATATACTCCATTAAAGATGGTAAAATACTACTCTATCTATGGAGCTTTTGCTAGCAACGCACAAGAGGTTCGTGAGTACAAGTTATTTCTGTACAGAATATGCGGTATGCTAACGTCATTTTGGTTGCCAACTTTCGAGGTTAATTTTAGAAAGTCATCGACAGGATATTTGACAAATAAAATAACCGTAAAAGATGATGGATATTTAAATAATCAATTTCGTAAAAACGTTGGTATCGAATTAAAAGGCAATGTCTGGGTTTTTGCGAAAATAACACAGGTCGAAGCAATTGCTGGAGGCGATGTAGAAATTACATTAGACAAAGATATTAACTCAGATTCAGCAGATGTTCTTAGAGTAAGCTATATTGGTTTGTATCGGTCTATATCAGATAGCTTCCAGTTAAAATGGAGCGGTAATAACGTCATGCAGTCTGAATTTGGCATAGTGGAGATAGAGCAATGAAAAAGATGAAAGAGCTGTACAAGTTTACACTAGGAAGCACTGTTTGGTGCTTTACTAGCGGAGATAGCAAAGAAAATTATGATGGAAAAACATACCTTCCAGTTGCAATTGATAGAAGCGAAATAGAATCAAAAAATGAGATGTCTAAAGAAACTTTAGATATAACCATAGACAAAAAAAATGAGTTTGCACGTAAATGTTTACTGGAAAATATTTACAATGAAGTTAAGCTAGAGCTGTTTATCAAAGAAAATGATATTTTTAAAACAGCATGGACTGGACGAGTTTCTATTGTGAAGCCTGGACAAGGTGTGATTGTTCTTGTCTTTGAAAGCAACATGACGGACTTGAGGAGGGTTGGTGGCAGAAGAAAAGCACAGCGAAATTGTGACCACGCTCTTTATGGCTCAAGATGCAAAGCGAATAAAGAGAATTTCTTTGTTACTGGTACTATAAAATCTTTTTCAAAGTCATCGTTAGTTATTTCTGAATGCGCAACAAAGGAAGATTATTATTTTTCTGGTGGCGAGGTTTTATTTAGCGATGGTTTCTCTGTTTTTGTTGAGAAACATATTGGAGATAAGATTTACTTAATTAGAGATACGGCATCTGCCAAAATAGGCGAAACAGTAAAAGTTTATGCTGGATGCGACAAAGGTTTATTGACTTGCAATAATAAGTTTAATAACATAAATAACTTTGGCGGTCTTCCTTATATGCCAACAAAAAATCCTTTTGTTGGAGATTCAATATATTGATAAATAGAAAGGATTGTTATGTGGATGGTTTGGGCTGCTGTATTTATCGCAGCATTATTTTATGTATCTAAGGCAACACCTAAGTCAGACCAAAACGGAATCGAGGCAGGTAAGCCTGAAATGCCAACTGCGAGTGAAGGTGTTGACGTACCCGTTGTGTTTGGCACTGTTCAACTTAAAACATATAATCTTGGCTGGTGGGGCGATGTTGCTGTAGAGCCAGTAAAAGAGAAAGCTGGTGGAAAATGAGCGATATTGTTATTGTGAAGATGCACCACGTAAGACAGTTACACTGTTCCAGGGGTGCTAGAGAATTTTGTAAGCAAAATAACTTAGATTGGACATCATTTTTAAACAATGGTATTGAATCTGATATTTTAGAAAGAACCAACGACTACATGGCACTTCAAGTTGTTGAAATTGCAAAACAAGAGGCAATAAATAATGGGTAGCTCTAAATACCAAACAGTTGGATATAAGTATTTTATGGGCATTCATAAAGTTTTATGTACTGGCCCAGTAGACAAAGTAATGCAAATTACCATAGACGATAAAGTCGCATGGGAAGGTCTTGCCAATGAAAACACTGAAATAGATATTAACAAGCCAGATTTATTCGGTGGAAAATCTGTAGAAGGTGGCTTTGTAGGTAAGATAGATATTGCTATGGGCGGTGATGCTCAGCAACAAAACCCATATCTAGTCGAAAAGGTTGGTGATTTAGTTCCTGCGTACAGAGGGGTGCTAAGTGCCATACTTAAGCACGTCTATTATGCTATGAACCCACAAATAAAGAATATTTTTTACAAGGTTAGTAGAATACACACCAAAGAGCATGGCAAAAAGCAATGGTACGATGAAAAAGCAGAGATAAAGTATTCTGGTTACGAAAAAGATAATTTAGATGCTGGATTGACCATGAACTCCAGTGGTTGGTCTTATAAAATGTATCATGGCAGTGAAAATGGAATGTATGATAGTAATATTTACGTAACTGGAACGCCTTATGCGGATTTTAGCAATATTAACGATATACCAGAGGATTGGCATCATAACTCCGTAATGACTTTTTCCGATAAAAACATGGATTTTAAGAATGATTTTCTTGGAGCTGACAAATTTGGAAGACAAAGACCATTTCTTATATATGGAACACCTACTTTAGCGCCACATAAACTACCACCTCCTTCTGTATATGGCTACCCAGAGCGCAGTAATACTGTCTGCAAGTATGAGATATGGAAAAATCAATCAACAGGTACAGCCATAAGCTGTGTAATAGGGAAAGAATTTTATTTTTACGGTGATTTGGACAAAGGCTTTGAGCTGGAAGTTTATTCTCCATTTACCTATAGATTCTGGATAAATCAAGTTTTTTATGCGCCAACTTCACCTGTGCAACCAAACACCAATTTTATACCTGGCGTATCGAAGTTAACTATAAAAAGATATTTAAGAGACCCTCTAGATCCAGTTTCACCATCTAATCCTTGGGTAGGTTTAAAACTTGGTAGAAATTTAATTTTCTTTGACTTATCAAATACAAATAGCTCATATGGAGCTGTAGAGCCATTCTATTTTTCATGCAATGGAATTATAGAAACAAGCGAAAACAGCAATCCAGACATGAACCCTGCTCACATAATAAGGGAGTGCTTAACTGAATCTTGGGGTTTGGGATACAGTGACGATGTTATTGATGAAGATTCCTTTAGAAAGGCTGCTGATACTCTCTACAAAGAAAGGCTAGGCATATCAACAATATTAGATACCCAAGTTGAAATAAAGGATTTTTTAAATACAATATATCAGCATATTAACGCAACACTTTATACAGATAGAAATACAGGCAAATTCGTATTAAAGCTAATAAGAGACGATTACGATGTAGATGACCTATTGGTTTTGAATGAAAAAAATGTAAGGTCTGTATCTGATTATTCTAAAGTAATGGCAACTGAATTAACAAACTCTGTTACTGTTACTTATACTAACGCATCAATTTATGAGCCTTCAACAATTACCGTTCAAGATATTGC